TGTGGGCTGAATAATTTGCCTTCGCTAGTGTTTTGTTGTAGTAGATTTAAACATTTACGCAAATCTGGATATGTGGTACTAACATATACATCCAACGTATCTAAATCAAATTCAATGTTTTCTGATACTAAAACGGTTGCCGCACGAGCTGTAAACTCTGTTTGATCCAATTTAGTAAAATGGAATTGTTGGCAACGGCTATGTAACGCTGGCACAACCATGTTAGGATTATTACAAGTAAGGATGAATCTAGCATAGGCACTATATTCTTCAATAATACCTTTTAACGAGTCTTGTGCTTGTGGACTTAGACGATCTGCTTCGTCTAACAATACTACTTTAAATGGCCCCCACGCAATACTGCTGATAAACGGAACAATTTTGTTACGAATAAAATCAATACCTGTTTCACGTGACGCATTAACATCTAGTACGTCGGCATCTTCGATACCAATTTCATTTACTAGAATTTTAGCCATAGTTGTTTTACCAATGCCCGGCGTTCCACTTAATAACAAGTGCGGAATACTTTTGTCTTTAATCCAACTTTCTACTTGACGTTTTTGAGCATTATCTCGCCAAACATAACCGTCCATACTCTTTGGACGATACTTATCTACCCATAGTTCTATCATACTAGTTCCTCTAAAATTCCTAAACATTCGGCTAATGCTAACATACCTGCGGCTACTTTAAGCCATGCTGTTAACAAGTTAGGATCAAAACCAGCCATACCTAATGCTACATATCCTACAATACGCAAGAAACTTTTTACTAGACTTACATAAAAATGTCCTACACTTGGATCTTTTGGTTGAATTTCCATACTAACTCCTTTTGTACATTATACAGGTGAAAACAGGACTAGTCAATAGTCCTGTAGTTGTTTGGCAGATTTAAATTAAAACTGTGGACCTGAGAATTGAGCCGGATCCCATTCTTGATGTTGTATTTTTGAATGAACACCTTGAGTATTCATATAATTTTCGTCAGGCTTTTCGTCACTGACCATTAGAATTGCGTTAAGGTCTGCTCGTCGAATAATAACTTCAGTGCCATCTTCTTCTACAACAGTGACACCTCGTGTCCAGCGACCATGTTCAAGCAGAATCCAATCTCCGACTTTGACATCTTTTTGTTGTGGACCGATAGCCCACACGCGGCCCCAACGATGTCGGATACCTTCTGACTTGCCATCATCACTTGGTAGTACAAACATACCAAGTTTTCTTTCACCGAATTCCATATCAGTAATAAGAACATTGTCCTTTAGAGGAATAATTTTCCCGTATACCTTGGGTTTAATTCCTTCGCGGCCGATACTTTGTAAATCCATTACTCGTTTCCTTCCGGATCTTGATCTACGATATTCTTTTTAGTAGGTAATGTTACTGGACCCGATAGTTGAACAGTAGTTTTTGGAGCAGGTACTGGATCAGGTTGTGGTCGAACACTTACTTGCTCAGGAATTGAATTAGGTGTTTGTAATTCTTCTCGGCGTTTGATAATCTGTCCGCCTGGCCCTAGTTTATCACCACGAGCGTTAACACCGGCATTGCCCACAGCAATAGCCAATTCATTTTGTTGTATTAATCTGCCCATATCAACTTCCTTACCTCTTGCGGTACGGTATACTTGACGAGCTGTCTCTTTCATTGCCATATTAATCTCCTTGGATTATACTAGTACTTATCTCAGGAATTCCTGCCAGTCTAAATTATATTTGACTGAATCTATTTGATGTACGCCCAGCAAAAACAGTATAAAACTGGCTACGCTAGATCCACGCCCAACTCCCCAAACAATACCATTTTCGTTACATGTATCTACAAAATGTTTGGTCCATTGTAGTAATGGAATCATACCTCGATCTGTATAGGCCTTCATTTCATCTAAAACTCGAGATACTTGTTCAGGAGTTGTACACTTGGATAAACACCATTCTTCCACATCAAAGTCTCTATATTCTGGGGGCATAAACCAGTCACTTTGTAAAGCACTATCAAAATCTTCTATATTGATAGATTCTAACTGTTCGTTAAATCTTTGAAATGTGAATCCGGCTGTTTGCTCCAACTGTTCAATATCTTCAGTATAATCTACTGTAAGATCTTTGAGGTTGGTAAGTTTTCCTTGGTAAAGGAATTTGAATATATCTTGTGAATTAAAAATAGGATTACCGAATTTATCTAAGCGCATAGCGCATAGTTTAACTTACTTTGATCAGTTTGTCAAGTGTTTTATCGCGATTAGCCATTAAACTGGCTAACTGTGCTTGTCTTCGTTTGCTCATTTCTTCTTTTAATCCATTCAAAACCATGATCATTTGGCTTTGTACTTCTGGATTATTAGTCATGAAGTATTTTTTGCTTAAATCAAAAATCTTTTGTTCAAGCTCGTTGTCTTTGAGGCTGTCTAAATTACCTAATAGCGGGTGCATTAATATTCCCCAATGTTCTTAATAAACACGTTGGTTCCGTAATCTACACTCCATGCTTCGATAATTTCGTATGTACCTGTGCTGTTGACTGATACAGGCAAAGTAAATCCAGTTGCTCTTTTTAAAGTTCCTGAATTGGCTGTACTAAAATTAGCTGTATATGTTCCTGAGTGATCAGTTACTAACATAATACGTATAACTCCATAAGTACCTGTTGGCGGCCAATTGGTGAAATTAAGAACTGAGTTAGCACTTAAGGTAAATTTTTGAATAGGGCCGTTGTTTATATTAATGTTAACTAGACCAGATACAACGCCAGCATTGTAAAAAACGCCGTTGAATTGGCTGTATAATCCATTGTGAATTGTACTACCTAACAAATCATTTACCACAGGAACAGGTGGGCTTGATCCAAGTACACTGGTTAATACTGAGCTATTTTCAAGATTAGTAATTTCATTAGCGGCTACAGTCAACCCTGCTTGGATCGCAGTAAAGTTATCTCTGAATCCCTGGCTGTCGTTATCTTGCCCAGCCACTGGGTAAGTTGCTATCACTGCTGAATAATTTATTTGACTGGTCATACGGTTATCCTATCATTTTTAAATACAAGGTATTTATTACCTACATATCCTGTGACAGAATCTATTGTAAATCTGTCTATTGTGTAATCTATTGTTTTAAAATCAAATCCGCTAAATTTAATGTTTAATGCTATAGTGCTAGAAGTTCCTGGTTTACAAAAACATAGTGGAACTGCTAATGTATAATCTAATTCTGCTTTTTGTCCTGATGGAATACTACGCATCCAAAGCGGCAAATAGTCGCGTTCTGTTGCGCCAACTCCACCTAATCTAGTTCTCCAATTGGTAATACTGCTAGGAAAGTATTCGTCTGTATTAGGATTGCTTACTAGATAACCAGTGCTGTCGATAGTAATATTATAATCTGGTCGAACCGCAGTCGGTGCATCGGCATTCAAATCGTCAGTCAAATCTGACCAGATTGAATTGCTGTCGTCAACTGTAATAGTCTCTGGCTCTAGTGTTGGTGTTTTTACAATTAAAGGCAAATGCTTTCCGTTAGGTTCCAGTGGATCTATCATTTGAATGTATACAACTTCGTATACTGGCAATTTTGTAGTAGGATCTATAGCTACCGCAGTTTTAATATCGCCAAAAATAAAACGTTTCTTTTTAACACCTATACCCATTGCGCCAACATAAGCCGCCGCCTGCTCAGTTTGTATACCTGCGTAGACTAACATACTCATAGTAGTTTGTACACCAAAATTGCTATCGTTTGTTCTGTAGATACTATCCGGCGTAAAAATACTAGTGTCATTGATAAAGTTTTGCCAACTGGTTCGTTGTGTACTGTTTAAAAATGGTCTAGCTGTTATGTTACTGTATAGGTATGTATTGGGTGTTGTAATATTAATTGTAAATTGTCTAGGTACAGTATTGTATCCAAACTGATCACTAGCAGTTACAGTAAAGTTATATGTTCTATCAAAAGTTGTTGTACCTTGATCAAAGGTAGTATGTCCACCGTTGAATGTAATCAGCCCTAACTTGCCGGACAAATTATTGTAAAACTGATTCACAGTTCCAATAATTTCACCGTCCGGATTTAATGTTAGTCCGGGCGGTAAAGAACCTCCGGTTAGACTGTAAATTATACTTGCTCCACTAATATTAGTTGTGGCATTAACTGATAGTGTACATATATAGTCAGCTGGAATGCTACCTAAGTTGTTAGGAGTTTGCCAAGTAATAATACTATTAATTTCACCTATAATTGTAACAGTGAAAGTTCTACTGTTGCTTACGTAATCTTCTTTAGTGCCGTATCTTGAAGCAGTTAATGTAAATGTAAATGTTTTAGTAATAGCAGGTTGATAAGGAACAATACCAAACAAGTCCCCGCTTTCGACATCAAAAGATAATCCTGTTGGTAATGTGCTTAATGATCCAATGTAAAAAGGAGTACCATTATCGATAACATTTTCTAAAGCAGTATCTATAGTAAGTCTGTAACTGTTTGTTCCTAATACTGCCACATTGTTAATTTTATAAGCGGTGCCAGTCGCGTTTGTAACGTAATATTCTAAACCAAACCATTGTCCTACTTGAGGAGTTCCTACTGTGTTAGTAATGGTAACTGTATGACTTCCTAAGATATTATCGAATGGTGTTATTTGATGTGCGTTTGTATAAACTTCTTGATTAGTAAGTTCTTCTCTAAATGTAACAAAGTTTGTGTCATACAATGCTACAGGAATAGTAACATAGTTGTTGGCTCTGAATACACCTAAGTTTGCGTTAGTGACCCAGTAAGGTTTACGAATATAAGTTGCGTCAGCGGTAAATCCATCCATGAAACCGTTAAGGGCAGTCGAGTCTGCGCGGAATTCATCATTGCCCACAACAAATATTCTAAAAATTCGTTGGGTACTATTAATGCCATCGGTTAGTGTAACACGGAATTGATAATTTGCGCTAAGTGTTATTAGTCCTTGTGTTGGAATATTGTAATCAAAGAATACATCATCATATGCGTAGTCATCGAATCCGTTTGTACTAACTAGTCCAAAGTCAAAACCAATTTGGTCAAATATGCTGGCGTCATAATTTCCACTACCTGTTGTTGGTACAATACTATAGTTCGGTTCTATGTAACCAGAAATTAAACCTGTGGAACTAAGTGTTAGTCCTGGAGGTAAATTTCCATCGTTACTAGCAATAAAATAATTTAATACACCGGATTCATTTAGATCATACGCATCTAACTGATAGCTTACATAAGTTTGATCTAACACATATAGTTGTTGTATTTGTCCTTCAGGTGTGATAAATGTTGGTATGTTGACTTCTAGTAAATTTAATGTAAATGTTCTATCACTAATTTGACCATTTAAACTAGCACGTATACAAAAACTATAGTTTAATTTATTTTTAAGAACAAATGGACTGCCTACTAAATGATTGCCCACAAGAAAGACATTGTCTGGCAACGATCCTGAAATTACTCGATAAGTAACTCCGGCATCATTTGCCACTGGCAACGCTAAATTAACTGGTTGCTCGGCGTAGACTGTTCCAAACGAATATCCACTTGGTTGTGTCCATACATTTAATGGCATATTTTAAAAACTTCCAAAATCTAATACGTTTGATGCTACAGATCCGCCTAATGGATTTACAAATGGACCCATGTCTAATGTGTAGGCTGCAGAACCAGATTCACTTCCAGTCGGGTTAGTGATAGTTCCAGCATCGATATTACTGTTTCCGGTTTGTACTAGAAATTCTACAGTAGCATTTAAAATACGAATATCAATGCCCCATATACTAGTTCTTACATCTCCACCGCCTACAATATTAAATCCTTCTAAGTTTAAATTTCCACCTAATGCTGGATTAGTGTCGTTGGCTAATCGAGTAATGCTTTGTAATGTAATACTACTAGCATCGTTAGTAATTACGATACTTCCATCGGCATTGGCCTTTAATGTTTTAAATTCTAAATTAAGAGTTGAATTGTTTTTGTCAGCAAAAATGCCGGTACCTGTTCCTAGGTTTACAGCACTACTAACAGCGGCTTCGCCGTACAACACATTAAAATTGTTGTTTACTTTTTGAAACGCGGTGCGTAAATCATCACCAGTGCCATCGTTGGCATAGTTACCTAAATTGATTTGTTGTATTTGTGGTGCTGTCATAATCTGCTCTCTTTAGTATATTTACCGTATTATAATGCCGCAATTCTTGATTGGAAATCTGTAAAACTAGTACTAGATGCCACAATAGATTTAAGTGTTGATAACGAAATTCCTGTAAACGCAATCCAACTTAACGTACCACTGCCATTGTTAGACAAATAACCAGAAGCGTTTGCTGGCAACTGCGGAATGTTTGGTTTATTTTTGATATAATCTAAACTTAAATTATTAGCTTGATTCCAATCGCTTTGTATCGGAGTTACAATGTTAGGTTTGTTTTTAATAAAATCTAAACTTGCAGCGTTAGTTTCATTCCAGTCTACTTGTGTTTGTGTAGATACACTAATAACTCCGTTAATATCTACATTGATATTAGCACCAATTTTAACACCACCTAACTGGCTATTGCTAGCTGGAGGTAATACGTAGTTCATTCCAGTACCAAAAGTACTAGCTTCGCTTTGCCATTTTTCGTTATCCCAAATATAGGTTATACCATTACTAGCAGTATATCTTTGACCTATTGTAGGATTATTTGGAAATGAAATTGTTGTCATACTGATTACCAACTATTGTTTGAGTCAAAAGGTATTCTGCGCCAAATTGGATCACTGTTACCTGTGTAAGTTGCCGTACAATAGTAATAGTAATTATAGTCTGCGCTCCATTCTCCAGCCGAGTCGCCCGCCGCACCAACAGCATGGGTAGGGGGAACTGAGTTATAATTAAGCAACGGTGGACTAGCTTCGACCCACGCATTAGAATAATAGATGTACAATCTTCCGCCTAAATCGTCGAACCATAAGTTGCCAGTAGCTGGGCTATTTGGGGAAGTATTGCTAATTGTTATATTAGCATTACCGAATGACCCAACAGATAACTGATATCCAGTTCCACTAGAATTGACTACTAATAATTTGTTAGCGTCGCTTACACTTGGGCTTGGAACTACTCCACTACCTAAGCTAGCATATAGTTCTCCAAAGTTATGATTACATTTGTTAAACGCTAACTGTAGCGTATCGCCACTGTTGTCGTTCGGGTTTGACCCTGTGTTGATTAATTGTACAGCCATTATGTTCTCCCTACGGCAACTTCAATCACTCCGGCTTCGCCGTAGTCTTTGTCTTCTAATGCCTTACCAATGATACTGCCTAATGTTGGATTTAATGCCTTAACAGCATATCCAGGAGTAGCACTAGTAGTTAGCATATCACCTTTCTTAACACGACCTACAACTTTACATGGAACACGACCAGCAAGTGCGATACAAACCTTGATACCTTTCTGTTCTTGGTTCATAGTGTACGCTGGATTAGTTGTTACTACACCAGCACTATGAGTATCGTTGATTTGTGTAGTTGTAGTAACTTCTTTTTCGCCACCAAACACTAGTACAGTACCTGATTCGTATTCTTGATCACCTTCATAGTACTCTGCCAAGTCAGCGTAGGTTGCTTGGAAACTTGCGCCACCGCTTAGTGTCCATGTTCCACTAACAACTGCGCTACCGCCATTGTTAGCATATAGTCCAGTTACATAAGCTGTGTTCAAATAACCACCGCCAGCACTATCTCTTAGCAATATTGTATTTGCTAAACTACTAGATGTTGTAGCTGAAATTGTCGCACTATTAGCTTGATTTGTTACAGAAGCTACAGTTTGAGTACCAATGTTAGTACTAGTAATAAATGTTCCACCACCTTGTGGGTTACTTGCTGTGCTAGCATTACCACTTAATGTAGCTGTAATAGTTCCAGCACTAAAGTTTCCACTGCCATCTCGCAATACAATTTGACTAGGGGTGTTAGTACTTGTAGCTGTAGTAGTTGCGCTGTTAGCTTGATTCTGTATACTTGTTGCTACAAATGTGCTACCAGAGTTAACTGTCCATGTACCAGTAACTGTTCCGCTAGCACCACTACTTCCAGTGCTTAATGTTATAGTTCTTAAAGTACCTCCGCTAGCATCTAACACACCGGATCCCATACTAAATCCACTAGAGCCCGACATAGATAAACTACCAGTAACAGCCCACGCACCAGTTAATGACCCGCTAATCGAACTAGAACCTGCTGTTAATGTAGTAGACTTCAATGTACCTAAACTAGCATCAATTTGGCTACCAGATGTTAACGCCCATTGTCCAGTTAAAGAACCACCAGTGCTTGATGCGCCACTTGTTAGTGTAATTGATTTTAGTGTACCTAAAGTAACATCCCATGTACTGCTACTTTGAACAGCCCAGTTACCAACAATACTACCAGCAGTAGCGCCAGCGCCTGTTGTAATAGCTGTAGCTTTCAATGTACCATTGCTAGTGTCTAATGTGCCAGTAGTAGTAATTGTAGTGTTACTTGTGCTATTACCAACAGCAGTTATGAATGTTTGATTACCTGGTGTTGTTAACGACAAGGTTAATGTACTTGTATTAACACTTAGTATTGTGGCAGTACTTGGTGTTGGATATCCTGCGACTTTTAATCCGCCTACATCCACGTTACCGTTCGAGTCTGCTTTAAGAACAGCGCCTGCCGCACTTACTGTACTAACCGGAGTAATTGTATAAGAGTTATTACTGGTGTTTGACCCATCGTATGTTACAGTCATTAATCCACTATTGATTGGAGCACCGTAACTAAAGTTGGCATTTTTAATACCATCACCTGAGCTAACAACTGTTCCAGGACTAATTTCTTGGATAGCTGCAGCATTACCTGTTAAGTTACCTAAAATAGCACCGTTAGATACATAACGGATCTTATCGTAACCAATACCGGAAGATGTTGAACTGCTAGCCGCTAAACTTACCCAACCACTTGATGCTGTAAAGTATTTGCTATCAAAACTAGCAAGACCTAAGTTAGTACCTGACTGTCCAACTGGGCTAGTAAATGCTGTTCCAGAACTTGCTATTGCCTGTGTTGGATACAATGACAATTTAGTCTGCGCAATTGCCGCACTACTATTAACCATTGCGTTGGTAATCTTGTTAGCCTGTATAGCTGTGGTTAATGTTCCGCTAGTATTTGAAGTACTATTATAGGTAACATTGATATCGCCTGTTGGTAGTCCAATGTTTTTCCAAGCACCGGCAGTTGAATCATAAATCAAGTAGTTGCCGTTGGCAAGACTTGAGAATGTAATTACTGTGGTTCCAGTTAATCCAGCAAACGAGCTAGGAGCACCGCTTAGTACGACAGACCAGTTAGATCCGATAGGCGACCAACTTACTACAGTAAGGCCTGTGAAGTCACTTCCGCCTGTGTAGCTAAGAGTCTGTCCTGCTACTAATGAACCAATCAAGTTGCTTACAATAATTGTAGCACTACTTCCGCTTACGTATGTAGCAGTAGCTTGTGTGTTAACATCTTTTAGTTTGAATAAACTATTGATATTTGTTACATTTGTGTCTACATAATTTCTGTTAGCACCGTCACTTGGACTTGTACTAGTAGTAGGCATATTTAAATTACTGATATAATTATTACCAATGTTTAAATTGCCTTTCATAGCTAGCACACCACTTAGTGCCATGTAGCCTGGACCAATTAATTGTGTAGTACCAATCGGGTTTCCACCGTAGTCTAAACCTAAACGTAAGTCAACGAAACTACGAACAGCTGATTGTACTGGAACAATGTCTGTAGCATTTTCAGTCATTGTGCCGTCTGTCGAGAATTCACTTACAACAACACCACGTTTGAATCCTAAACCGTCCAAGTTACTCAACGCAATACTTGCCGCAAAAGTAACAGTACCTGTACCTTGGTCAACTTGGAAGAAGCGACCTACACGGAAAATACCGTTTTCGTCTGTTGATACATGGAACACACGACCTACAGTTTCTTCAACAACTTGTTTACTTGAATCTGCTGGTATTGCTGGGTTACCATAAATTTGGTTTGGATAGTTAGTAGTATCAAATCCACCAGTACCAATGTCTAAGAAGTCATGACCTGTAGCACGACAAGTACTAATACGAACAGTAATTTGTCCACTTGTATCACCAGCATAACCAGCTCTTAGTGTCGTTGAGCTGATAGTATTAAATGGTTTAGTAATACCTAAAATATTACTTGTAGCACTAGTAGCTTCCTTAGTCATGACATAAGTTGTAGTAGCACTATACAAGCCAGGATTAAATTGATATGTCAATGTTAAACTGTTTGTAGTTTGAGTCGACGTAGTTGTTGGCCAATAACCATTATATAAACTAACAGCATTGTTGTTAATTCTATAGTAGTTTCCTTGTACAATACCTGTAGCAGAACTTAATGTATAAGTTATGCTGTAAGTAGTAATACCGTTAGATGTAACTGGAGTAATAGTTGGAACTAGATATACAGTAACTCCAGAGTTATGAGAAGCGGCTGTAGTACTTTGAGCTGCACGTGTACAACCTGTGAAACTTGTACCAGTTACACCGCCATATGTGATTACTTCTGAATCGATTAAAATTGTACCAGTTGTTGGGAATCCACTTGTACTAGCAACGTTAATAGTTGTTACACTAGAATTGATACTACCAGAAGTAGTAGTCGAAGCGTTAGAAACGTTAACAGTTGAGCCTAACCCCCATGCTGGACTATAGAATGTCATTGATCCTGTAGCAGTGCCTGAAGCTAGTACAGTAAATGTTGTCTGGCTAGCACCAGTCCACAACGCATTTCCTGGCGGAGGATTAACAGTAATTGTAATATAAGGATTACCGCTGTTAGCATTGGTAGTCAACACATAATATGTTGTTCCTGCTACAATATTACTGAAAGTTGTTCCACTGAATATAATTGGGTCGCCTACAACTAAATTAGAAATAGTGCTAACAAATACTTGATTGCCACTTGCTTGTACACTTGTGCTAATACCGCTAGTACCAGGATCAGTTGGGTACAACAATGTCATCTGAGTTACAGTATTACCACTTAATGATGTAGTGTTGTAAGTTGGGTTAGATGATAGAATTGCTGTTACTGAAGGAGGAGTACCTGTGCCACCAGTAATAGTAATTGTTGGAATAACGTTGGTATAGCCAAAGCCTTGATCCACTACAATAATTGTAATAGTTCCGTCTGCGTTAGCAGTAGCTGAGCCAGCGGCGTTACGTCCGCTACCTACGCTTAATCCGCCAGAGAAACTAACAGTAATAGTATCTCCTAATGTATATCCACTACCACCTGTTGCTGGTGTTACGCCTACCACAGTATTGTATTGTGTAGCAGTTATAACAGATCCAGCTGGTAACCAACAAGCTGGGCTAACTGTGAATATAGTGTTACCACCTGAATTAGCCGCATCAATTGTTTGGATAATTGTGTAAGGAGGTACAACTGCTCCGGTAGTTGTTGTACTAACAACCATACCAGCGGCAAGTAATGGCTGATAAGGTACAGTAATTTGTGTAGTAGTAGTTACACCGGTAACTTGATATGTACCGTTATAGTTAGTGTTAGATTGGTTAGCCACAGTAATCATACTGTCTACTGGAGGTAGAACAGCATAATAATTGTTATTCACTGATCCATTATATGGTATTGCGAATGTTATAAGTTTCTGTGTAACACTTCCAGGTACATACGCTTGACTCAAATAAGTCATAGCAGTAACTGGTGTACCAATCGCACTATTGTTGTATACCGAGTTTGGATTGATACTAATATAACTATTGGTTATTTGACCAAAGTATATAGTATTACCTGTTGACAAACTACTTGGGCTTGTTGGAGCGGCAGTTAATGTTATAACATAGTTTACAGTATTTCCGCTAATGTTAGATACGGCACTTTGTACATATTGTGTTCCATTAAATCCAGTACCGGTAACAATTTGTCCTTGACTAATTGTGCCAGAAACTCCAGTAACAACTAATGTAGTTCCACTACTTGTGTATGTTGTACCATTAATTGTTATACTAGATGCATAACTTCCTGTTGTTTGTAAAGTTCCTGCTGAATAGTTATTAATTAAATGTGTACGTCCATACCAAGAGAAAATATAAATTCCCTTGTTTAACTGATTAATTTCACTGGCGCTACCTACGCTAGTAACAGCAATACGATCATCGCCTGTTCGTGAACCTTGTGTACGAGGTGTAAAGTATACAGGGCCTTGCGGTGGTAAACTAGGAACAGCACTCATTACAAGAGTAGTCATTGCGCCTGTAACGCTTACTCCTGACAATGTTGTAGTGTTAGTTACAGTCCATACGCTTCCATTTCCCGATCCACTAACTAAAGAAGTTACATATACATAGCTTCCAAGACTTCCGCCAGTTAACATCATACCAACGGCTAGTGTACCTGTTATACTAGATGTAACAGTCATTGCTCCTGCGTTATTAAAGTTAGCAGTGAAAGACGCAGTAGTTGGAGTAACAGATACTACAGTTTGACCTAACCAGCCAATACCGCCAATTACATAAGCTACTGGAGTTGTAAGTATTGTTCCAACAACATTTCCGATGGTAATTGTTGTACTTAAAATACTACCGCTAGTTACAAACGCTGTTACTGGAGGGGCAATAGGGTCAGCCGCTACAATATTTTGTCCGTCTGATCCTAATTTATAATAATTGAAAGTCGAGTCAACGCTAAGAATAGCTACACCTGTACCTAACGCAAATACTTCACCAGTGGCTTCGATTAAGTTATAAGAAATAATACGATAAATGTCGCCTAAGTTAGTAAGGAATTGTAACGCTGTACTTGGACGAACTGGTTTTACGTTATCGATATTGTAGAACTTAAAGTTCTGTAACATACGAATGCTAACAATTTGTCCATGATATAAAGTATATTGAAGACCGGTAGTACTAGTACCGTTTGTACCACTTGTACTTAAATCAAGTTCAAGCACGTTCTTACCGTTAACTGTTACAGTAGTATGAGCAACGGTACTGATTAGATAACGAACAGTACCACCACCAGCGGCAGTATGATCGATTTCAATTTCACTTACATCAGTTGGAGTATATTCATAATTGTAAATGTAAATCTTAAGAGGACTAGATGTACTAGTTACAACTTGACTATTTAAATAGAATCCTTGAGCATATATGTGTGCTGTCTGGGTCATGTTTTGGTATAAGTTAACGCTGTCCGGTAATTCAGTTACGTCATAACCTGTAGCACGTAGACCATAGTCACCATTTGAGTTCGAACCTGCTACAGAACGAATCTGCGCACCATTTAACGCCCAGTAACCAGTATGACAGTAGTAAGTAAATGTTGAAACTTGTTCTGTTAAACCAGCATTGGTACATAAAATACCATAGCCCAAATCGTTAACTTGTGTAAAGTCATTGGCCAACATGGACTTGTTACCGCCCATTTCGATATTAATACCTAGGCCAGCACCGCCATTTAGATAAGTTAGAACGTTAGTTTGTAAATTACCTAAGTTATTGTTGATAGTAGTCCAATCACTGTAGTTACTATAACTGCTAATAGTTAGTTCGGTTCTAGTTGGAATACTAGTACCAGTACCACTAAGTGTTAATGTTACGTTAGTTCCGCTAACAGTGGCATTATTAGAAATTACAACAGTAGCAGTACCGTAACCACCGATACCATTTGTGCCATCTCCGGTATTTGGAGTAACTGTAGTAACAGTAGTTCCGTTAGGAATACCAGCACCTGAGATTGAAGCGCCTGCTACTAGGCTTGGATTATAGCTTACATTTAACAATGTGTTGCTACTTGATGTTACAGTACCTAGCACATCATTGTCAAATAATCCCTCAACTACATAGTCAACTAACAAACTAGTTAATCTACTAATGATAGTTCTTTCAGTTGAAGTGGCACTATAAGCATTGGTAATTTGTGACTGCTGATTAGCAGGGCTAGGTGTTACTGTAGCGTTACTAATAATTTCTTGTAGTATAGTATTCAAACGTACAAATGATGTAGCACAAACAATTACATTACTGCCTAGATAATTTGTAAGTGCTTGGCTAGTTATGCTAATGCCTGTGTAGAAATTATATGAACCAGCCGCATTGGTTGTGAAATTGGCACTGATAGTAATAGTGTTTGTATTAACAGCCGTTATGGTAGTTCCAGAAGGTATACCAGTACCTGTAATAAATTGTCCTACTACTGCTCCACTACCGCTAGCAAGTGTGACAGAGTTTGTACCAGATGTTCCACCAGATACCCATGTGGTTGTTGCCGCTAGTGTGCCTGTTGCTGTTTGACTATAGTTAACGGTCCAACTTGTTCCACTACCTGACACAATCAAAGTATTAGGTGTAATGCCGGCACCATAAATTATCTGGCCAGTTTGTATAGTACCAGTGATTGTACCAGTAACAGTTAATGTAGTTCCATTAATAGCACCGGTAAACGATGCGGCAGTTGTGCCATTACCATAGTAGTATGATAACGCCATGTCCCATGTGGCACTATTAGCAGTACCGCCACCGTATAACAAATCGTATGTTATTGCGTCAACCAAGTATCCGGTATCTCTCTGACTCTTAGCCGCACTATAACCAGTATAAGTTTGTGTGTTATAGTTGTTACTGATCCAACCTGATATTTCACTTTGAATAAATGACTTATTCAATTGAATTAAGTTGGCTGCCTTGACAGCATTACTACTGGTACTAGATATAACAGTACCACCGTATCCAGCAAGTAAGTTGCTTGATGGGCTAACTGAGAAAGTAGTTGCTGTAGCAGTACTTGATATTACGGTCCAAGTGCCATTGTATCCTGTTACACTATTTCCGGCAACTATAATAGTGTTGCCATTACTGAATGGAGCAGTACCTGCGGCATTACTAGTATAATTGATTGTAGCTGTAGAACCTGAACAACTTGAAGTTGTAATTGTAAATCCTGGGAATGTTAATGTAGGAGCTGCACTTAATCCATTATTAATAATGTTTTCTATATTTGTTAAACTATTATTAATTGAAGTGTTATCGTTAGTAGATAATCCTAACAAACCTAAATATGTTTCACTTTGTGCCAAACCAGATGTCATTAGCAACGCACGTAGTGAAGTATATGAATTAGCACCTTGTAGGTAAGTTAGCCCATTATAGATAGTTCTATAATTTGTTCCTACCACCATATCGTATGCCGCGGCAGTTACACTAGATTTTAACAAATTAGCGTAAATGCTGGTGCTAGTATTATATGCGTTTGTTAAGTAGAATGGTGTGCTATTGTCCATGGTTAGAACAACAGTTCCTGAACCATCCATATTTTGTGTCCAGCTGACCACATCGTTGATTTGATAGCGGAAACCGGCTACATAGAACGCACATGGAACTTGTGGTGGACGTAAATCTAAACCACTTCCTGCTTGTCCTGTTACTGTGATAGTCTTACCTAAGTTACTAATAGCAGTTACAACACCAAATAGTCGTCCAGCAAATCCGTCAATGAACTGACCACCAGCAAAACGCTTGCTTGTGCCTAAACTTCCTGAGAAGCTGGCTGATTCTTGAGCATATGGTGATTTAGTTTTGATTTGACCTGTTGGGTCAAGTACCATCATAAAGCCACCGTGGCCTTGTGCTGTTAATAATTTAATACGAGTAGCATCGTTGACTAAGAATACATCAAGGTCTTTATTATTCTTGGCACTATTAACAATCTGCATGCTAACAGGAATACCACTACTACCAACAGTTTGACCAAAGTTAACAGTCCATGTATTGCCACTGCCACTTATAATTTTAGTTTGACTAATAATTTGTGTATCAGTTGTATTAACGTTAGTCAAGTACTGACCTACAATAATGGAACCGCTAGATAGATTACTAATGTGTAGTGTTGTTCCGCTAATATAACCTGTAAAGACTGCTTGAACAGCACCTTCAATTAACAATGGATTTGTCAAATAATGACGTCCGTAGTTAAGTGTGCTATACAAATGCCAACTACCAATAGCATAATTTGTAATAGCGGCAAATGGATATACTACTGTACAATTTAAAACGTTTCCGCTAACAGTATTAACTACAGCTTTACCAGCTGAACCAGTTTCAGCAGTAGCATCCATGAATACAAGTCCTAACCAGCTTTGGCTAGCTTGTACTGCGTTATCAGGAAGTGTAACAGTTATGTTGCCATTGATACCGCTTATGGTAGCACTAGATTGTACACCGCTAGCATAGTCGGTAGCAAATGTAATGATACCAGTTTGAATAGCATCGATAACTGAGTCACGATAGAAGAATGTACTACGCCATGGACTTTGACTGATACGATTCAATGGACGAACAATAGTACGACGGAAGTCATCACCGCTAATGGTCACGTTAGGTGCCATCTTGATTGGATAGTCTTCGTAATAAATTCCGCTTTCTAAGAAAATTGTAATGTTTAAATTGTTTACAGTTTCGCCAAAGTCGATAGTTTCTCCTACTGAGAAGAAACCAGGTTGTGTCATACGTAGTGTAATTGTATCGTTAGGAATACTGTTATCGTAACCCGATGTATAACTTACAATTTGACCGATTGCTCCGGACGCATTACCTACTAGAATTTTTCCAGGAATAATGTGAATGCTACTTTGTACGCCAGGGGTAATCTTTCCACCTTGGTCTACGAATCCATTGTTTCCATTATTGAATTGTATGCTCCAAATACCAGTTCCGAATGTCGCTGTAGGAGCGGCCCCAATGCCAGATCTGATAACATTTAAAATTATACCAACAAGTCCATAACTAACTTGTGTTTTTGTTCCCCACAAGGTAGACAATGAGTTGGCGCTTGGTACACCGTATTGTCCGCTAGTGTTATTTGCTGATGTTACTTGAGCGTATTGTGTTTGGTATCTGTTAAAAGTAGTGTTGTTAGCCAATACTTGGTCAATCAAGCCAGTAATACCGTTAGCAGGATCACCAAAGGCAAATGTAATACCATCTAATGTTTCTGTTAGCTGAGTGCCAATCGCAATACCTTGTGCGCTGGCATTTCTGTAATAGCTCTTACCAGCATTAACTGATTGGTAATTTCCGCCGGTTACTAAGTCAATGGCTAACGCATCAACCATTAATCCAATATCTCTAAAACAAATTGATTCGTTATAGTTAAATCCGCCAGTATATGTAGCAGATAGATAATTTATTGTGCTAGTAGTAATAACACTGGCATTGTTAGTGATAAGTGTTTTTACATTTAGTAATGTAGAATTGACACCCAACGCACCTGAACCTGTGCTAGTTAAGTTAGGTGGTGTTCCTGCTGAGCTAGAACCAGAGGCCATAATAGTCTTAATATTGCCGAATAGTCCTGCCAAGGTGTTTCCTGGCCCTGTACCTACTGATGTACCAGAATAGACTGTTTGTGCTACAACATTTTGTACTAGTAGTGTTGGGTTCAATGGCTCGTTTTGAGCAACAGTTGAAATAATATTTTGAATATGATTGACAGCGGCATAACACGCTTCAACCGCAGTATTTAAACCTGGTATCTGATTAACACCGTTGGCAAAATATTGTAGTGCCGCCGCAGTTGTAGCACTAGTGCTTTGATAAATCATATCGTATATCGAAGCTTCAATCAAATATGTTAAATCTCTAGTACTCAAAGCATTTAAACCAGTTGTGCCAGGGAACTGGTTATTCATGTAAGCCAATGCTTCAGCAATAATAAAACTAGTGTTGTCTAAAATTAAAGATTTGGCTGTGACAAAATCGCTTAACAATCCAGCTGGATTGTTAAATGTCGGAGTAGTACGTGTACTGATACCAGATTCTAATAAATCTAATATTACATCAAACAAGTTAGTAATAGTCGAGTTGATAGTAGTGTTATTAATAACCGGGAATGAAGTATTAATAAATGTTACAGCTAGAGGTTCTAATTGTGAAACTTTTGCTGATCTAACGTTTGCTCTTGCTGTTTGTAACAATGTGCTTACTTGTGTAACATCTGGAGGAGTAGCAGTAATGCTTGGTTGTGAAACGCTACTGATAATGCTAACAAATGTATTGATGTTGGCAACAACACTGGTCAACACCGATCCGCCATTTAAATATGTTTGGTTAATATACTGCGGAACAGTTTGTTGATATAGTACAGATGGAGGTACGTTGGCTACAACAGCGGTAACTAATGCAGTTAAGTGGTTATAAATTGTTGGATATATGTTGGTAGAACCAGCTTGTAGTGTACCCAATAGTGTAGCAGTATTGATAAAATATCTTAAACCGGCATATACAGTTTGACTATTACCACCATATTGTAAATCGTATACTAAACTCCAAATGACATATTCGATATCTCGACGACAAGTGGATTGACTATACTGAACACTTGGGAATTCAGCAGTAATATAGGCAATCAATTCTGCTTGAATAAATGATAAGTTGTTTAATATTAAATTAGATGCGCTGACAACTGCTGTATTGCCAGTTGTGATACCAGTAATAGTACCAGCAGTCATAGCAGTAGTTGCCGAAACATTGATACTTGTAGAACTGTTAATATTAGTAATTGTTACAGTACCAGAACCAATAGAACCAGAACCACTTACGGCATTAATAGAAGCACCAACATACAGACCAACTGTAGTTGTCATGTTTGTAATAGTAGCGGTGTATGGTCCAGAACCACTTACAGTACCAATAGTACCGGTACTACTGATATTAATAGTTGTTAGTTGAGGGAAATTCGGAGTAGGAACAGTTCCGCTAGCAACGATATTATTAATCAATGCGGCATTTGCGATAAGACTGTTAGTAGCAGTTACATTTCCAACAACACCTGTAGTGTTTAAAATAGTGTTGATAATGTTATTTTTTGCTACAGTACCGCCAGACACAAATTGAATTTGGAAACTACTGCTGAAACTTACGCTACTTGTAGTACAACCAGTAACAGTATATGTCCCATTATATCCTGTCGGAGTCATTCCTGTAACAATAATGCCGCTACCTATTACATATGGTGTAGTAAGTTGAGTGGCAAAATATAAAGTAACAGTACTGCCATTGGCACTTGCGCCTGTGACTGTATATGCTGTAGTATCTAATAAACTATATAATTCAGTATTGCTGATACCGGTAGACGCACCGTCACCAAAAAGAAGTGCGGCTTGTATACTTTGATAGTTGGAAATTACAGAACTTGTACTGAATGCCATGTCGTAGGTTAAAGCATCTACAAGTTGTCCAACATAATTTTCTAAATTCGGTGTACTAAAACTATAACTTAAAATTTGATTCTGAGCATAGGTAATAGCATCGATAATTTGAACTAGTTGGTTAACAATAATATTGTTATTGTAAGCATTGTATAATTTACTAGCTTCGGTTGTAACATTATAAGTTGTTAAACTGGTGCCATCAGCAGAACTTAACGCAAGGTCATAACTAACTGCGGTTAAGATATTGTTAATAATGTTACTCCAATATGTTTTATCATATTGGAATGCGTTAACATATTTTTTATTCAAATAGGCAATAGTTTCATTTTGAATAAATGCTCTGTTAGCTTCTAACAATGTTTTAGCATTTTCGTAACCATAGTTGCCTATGTTACTATACATATTACCGCCAGTTAATGTTACGCTTTGAACAGTTGATTGGTACTGTGTAGGTCCTACTGTATAGGTAATTGTTTGACGATATGGACCAGGTTCTGTACTAGATAAACTGATAAGATTATCAGCGGCAAGAGCAGCCGCACCAAGTGTTTTGTAAGCATATTGCCAAGCACGACCTTGACGTCCTACTGGTGTTTTAGTTTGTAAATCGTCACCTTTAGTAGCACTAACATACAAGTTTACGCCACTATAGTAAGTGTTGTTATCAACGTAAAACTTAGTAGCGGCTTGCAAATCATCCGAACCATTAGGAGTTCCAAGTCCTGCCATACTGCCAGGGTGGTCACTTAGGTTTAGTTTACCAGTCATCGAATCGCCGCCACGATAAACTACTTTATTACGTGGCAATACTTCAGTAGCAGTATAGTTACTGGTTAATGTTGGATCATAATCTGCATCTGTTGTTGGCGGCAAGACTGGTTCTGTACGAGCTTTAACTGGAACAGACAAATTAAAATCAATAACGTTTCCGTTAGAATCTTTTGTAGCAGTACCTGAAACATAATTGCTATCAACGTAACCTTTATTAACAGCTAATTTATCTAGAGTAGTTGTACTTGTGCTATAAGTTGTATTGTAATTGTATAAATTTGCCGGAGTAGGATCTGCCAAATTTCCAATAACAAATCCGCCAGCATTTAGAGCGGCACCTAATGTAGGAGTGTGTTCTGTTATTAAACCTAGTGTAGTATTTTTAATCTTAAGTTTAGTTGGATCGCTAGTGGCATCAATCGTAATGCCGTCTACGCCTACAACATCTCTAGCAGTTAGTACACCACCAGTAGTGGCCGCCATAATAACTTGGTTAGCAGAGTAGCTACTAGGTGCGTCACTTAGTTTAGTAAACGGAATCGTACCTCCACCACCGAACACCGCATAAATTTCTGTAAAGTTTTGATTAACTTTATTAAACGATGTGCGGATACTGTCACCAGTGCCGTCATTACCTTGTACGCCAATATCAATTATTTGTTGTGCCATTTATTAAACTCCAAAACTGCTACCGCAGCCGCATGTGGTTGTCGCATTTGGGTTCTTAATGCTAAAACTGCTACCCATTAAATCTTCTTTATAATCTATTTCAGCACCAGTAAGATACTGCATACTCATAGCATCTACTAGTACTCGATATTCATCTAAGGGTATTTCAAAATCATCATCGTTTGCTACATCGTCAAATGTAAAACCATAACTAAATCCGCTACAGCCGCCGCCTTGGACAAATGTGCGTAATGCTAGATTGGGATTATTTTCTTCAAGAAGTAGATCTTTGATCTTTGTTTTTGCTGATTCAGTAATTGTAATCACGGTTTGAGCCCTCGATATTGTATTTATCAAAGGCATTTTATAACCTTAATGTAAATACA